GGTCCGCAGGCCGCCAAGGCGGGCATGAGCTTCGAGCTGACCACCGCCATGCTCGGCAAGCTCAGCGACGCGCAGATCAAGGGGTCGATGGCGGGCACCAGCCTGCGCGCGGTGTTCAGCCGCCTGGTGGACCCGGCCAGCGACGCCAAAAAGGCGTTCAGGGAGATGGGCATCGAGGGGCACAAGCTCAAGGAGATCCAAAAGGCGGTCGCGAGCGGCAAGCTTGACCAGGCGCTCGAGCAGATTGGCAAGGCGAGCAGCAAGCTTCCCAATGAGAAACAGCTCGAGCTGCTCTCGCGCATCTTTGGCCAGGAGGCCTCGACCGGCGCGCAGGTGCTGATTAGCGCCTCGATGGACAAGAGCGACCTCGGCCTGGGCACCTTGGTCCAGCAGCTCAAGGGCGCCAGCGGCCAGGCGCAGATCATGGCCGACATCATGCAGGACAACCTCGCAGGCTCGCTCGAGCACGCGGGCGGTGCGCTCAGCGGTCTCAACACCGCCATCGGCGCGGCGTTCGCGCCCACGGTCAAGGCCGCCGCCGGCAACGTGGAGGAGCTGGCCGGCGCGATGCAGAAATGGGTCAAGCGCAACCCGGAGGCCACCGAGGCGACCATGACGTTCGTGGCCACGCTCGGGGCGATCTCGCTCGGCGCCAAGGGCATCTTGCTGGCCGCGTCCGCCTACCAGACGCTCGCTGCCGGCGTGCTGGCCGCACGCGTGGCGGCCGACGCGAGCAAGGCCAGCCACCTCGGTCTCGTGGTCGCAGCGGGCGCGGTCGGCTACGCGATCGGAAGCTATATCAACAAAGTTTACGAGCTGGACGACAAGCTCAGCGCGCTGTTCGGCCGGCCGCGTGGCGTCGAGGTGACCAAGGAACAGGGCCTGAGCGCGAGCGACCCGGTGCAGGTGATGCAGGGCGGCTGGAAGTACAACAAGGTCACCGGCGAGATCACCAAGGGCAAGGGGGCCGCTCCCAAGAGTCTGCAGAAGCGCATCGACGCGGCCAAGGCGCGCGGCGCGAGCACGGAGGCCAATGCCGAGGGGAAGCTGACCGAGGTCAACGCGCTGGCAGCGGGCGACCGCGAGGCGCGCACCGCCGCGTTCAAGCAAGGCGGCGGCATGCTGGCCGGCGTCAGCGACCAGGCCGCGCTTGCCCCTGGCGGGATGATGGGCGGCGACGCGAGCGCGCAGGCCACGCGCGAGCAGACGGGGCTGCTGCTCGAGACGCTGCGCAAGCAGCAGAAGGCGGCCGAGGCGCAGGCCGCCGCCACGGAGAAGCTCGTGCGCTCGATGGCCTGGACGGGCGGCGTGCCAGTGGGCTTCGGCGGATGAGCTGGCGCGAGCGCCTGTTGCCCGCCTCGTTCAAGGGCGCGCGGTTCTGGGTCGAGAGCGCCGGCCAGAACTGGGGCCGGCGCGTGAGCGTGCAGCGCTTTGCAGGCGCCGAGACCAACCTGCCGACCGACCAGGGCAGAGAGCCGCGCGAGTTTGACGTGGCCGCGTATCTCTTCGGCGACGACTACGACCGCCTTCGAGACAAGCTCGAGGCAACGCTGGTCGAGGGTGGTCCTGGGCCGCTCGTCTTGCCGACGCGCGGCAGCCTGCGCGTGCGCGTCACGCGCGGGCCACAGACGTTCGAGAACCCTAAAAACGAGGGCGGGTACTGCACGATCCGGTTCTCGGTGGTGCACGAGCCTGAGCAGGACGAGGGGCTGCAGGTTGAGCCCGACACGGCCGGCAACCTGCGCGCGGCCAGCGGCGCCAGCAAGGCCGCCTACGTGCGGTTCTTTCAGCAGAGCGTCAAGACCAAGGGGCAGAGCGCGAGCCAACTCGCCTACGTCTCGCGCATGGTAGAGGGCGCCACGCGGCAGCTACAGAAGGTCACGCGCACCATGACCGGCGTGCTCGGGCCGGCCGATGCGATGACGCGCGATCTTGACGCGTTCAACCAGTCCGCGCTTACGCTGATGGCGGTGCCTGCCCGGTTCGCCACCACGGCCCTCGACCTGGTCTTTACGGCCTACCAGATTCCCGAGACGGTGATCGCCGGCATCGACCGCACGGCGGGGCTGCCGACTGCGGTGCGCACGGCGTTCGGCGTCGGGCGCGCGGCGCGCGCGATGGACCGCGCCGCCATGGCCTTTCGAGGCTTCGGCGAGCCGTTCATGCGCAAGGGCACGTCCAGCACCGAGCAGCAGGCGGTGCAGAACGCCGTCAGCGTCGCGGCGCTGGTGCGCACGGGCGCCGTCGCCGAGGCCGCCACGGCGTACGTGGACCTGCCCTTCGACTCGGCCGACTTCGCGCTGACGGCACTGGGTCACCTGCTCGAGGAGCTGGACGCGCTGCAGAAGCTTAGCCCAGACGATGGCGTGTTTACCGCGCTCGGGGACCTGCGCGCGGCCTTGACGAGCCACATCTACCGGGCCGCGGGCGGCATCCCCGAGTCCGTTGACGTGCGCGTGCGGCGGGCCATCCCGAGCCTGCTTCTGGCCCACCAGCTCTACGGCGACGCGCGCCTCGAGCCTGACCTTGTGGAGCGTAACAACATCCCGGATCCCTCGCGCGTCTCGGGCACGCTCTCGGTGCTGCGGCCATGACGCGCGAGGACCGCGCGCTGCTCCGCGAGGCGATCGGGTGGCTCAAGCCAGGCATGCACGTCTCGGTGAGGGCGTGCGACCTGCTGGCGCTGCTGGACCGGATCGACCAGGCCGAGCAGCTGGCCGACGCGCAGCGCCGCATCAGCGACACCAGGACCGGCACGTGACGGTCGAGGTCCGCGCAGACGGCAAGCGCCTGACCAACTTCCAGAGCGGCACGGTGCAGCTAAGTCTCGGCGAGCTCGCCGGCACGTTCGAGGTCGAGTACGCGGTCTCGTCGCGCCAGGGCGCCGGGCGGGCGCTTTTGCCAGGCGAGCCGGTTGAGATCTGGATCGCCGACCGCATGCTGATCGGCGGCTACGTGGACACCATCGACGACGAGGATGGCGAGAGCCAGCTGCGCCTGCGCGCCGCCGGCCGCAGCAAGGCCGAAGACCTGGTCGATAGCTCCGCCGAGCACAAGAGCTTTAGCAACCTGACCATCGGTCAGATCGCCCAGCAGCTGGCCGCGCCGCACGGCGTGACGGTGCGGCTTGAGGGCGACATGGGCGACAAGTTCCCGCGCTTCAGCGTGCAGAAGGGCGAGACCGTGGCCGACGCCATCCAGCGCGGCGCGCAGCTGCGCGGCCTGTACGCGGTGCCGGTCGGCGCGGATGTTGTGCTCTGCCGGCCGGGCGCAGGAGACGTGGTGGTGCGCCTTGAGCGCGGCGTGCTGCCGCTGATGCGCACCGCGCGCAGCGACAGCTGGTACAGCCGCTTCTCGCACTACGTGTTCAAGGGGCAGGTGCCGAGCAGCGACCAGGCCTGGGGCGCGAAAGCGGCGCAGCTCAAGACCGCCGTGACCGACGAGCAGATCACGCGCTACCGGCCGCAGCTTCTGCACGTGGCAGGACACGGCGTCGGCGACCTGACCACGCGCGCGACGGTGGTGCGCAACCAGCGCGCAGGCCAAGGCCAGACGGTGACGCTCACCTGCGCCGGCCTCACTGCGCCGGGCGACGTGGGACCGTGGCGGCCGAACCTCACCGTCAGCGTCAAGAACGAGCCGCTCGGTCTCGCCGGCGACGTGCCGCTCCTGGTGGCGCAGGTCCGCATGCAGTTCGGTGCCGAGGCGCCCGAGCAGACCGAGCTGTCGCTCACACCGCCGAGCGCCTACGACGTCGGCAAGTACAAGGCGCTGCACGGAAGGAGCAAGTGGTGGCGGGCGTAACCGAGGAGCTGACGCTGCTCAAGCGCCTCTGCCGGCAGCTACAGGCGCGGCTGGACGCGAGCATTGCGCGCGCGGTGGTCAACCTGGTCAACGACCGCCTCAAGACCCAGCGCGTGCAGTTGACCATCCTCGAGGGCGAGAACGAGGATCACGTCGAGCACCTGCAGCCCTACGGCCTGAGCTTCGTGCCGCCGGCTGGCAGCGAGGCGCTGGCGCTCGCGGTCGGCGGCACGCGCGCCCATACCGTGGCCGTCTGCGTCGAGCACCCGGACGAGCGGCCAGTCGGCGGCGACCCGCGCACGGGCGGTCTGTACACGAAGGGGCTGTACCGCTTCTACATCGACGCAGACGGCGTGACGTGCACCGGGGCGATGGACTCGAGCCAGCACCACGTCGCCGGCGACGAGCTGGTCTCGGCGCTCGCGCAACTGACCGTGCCGACCTCGATGGGCCCGAGCGGCACGCCGCTCAACGCCGCTGCGATCAAGGCCGCGCTCAGCCGGCACAAGGTCGAAAAATGATGGCCATGACCGTCGCCTGGCTCGTGCTCGGTCTGTGGCTGCGGAGCCGCCGCAAGCGGGCTGAGGCGCTCACGTGCCACTAGACCCTGGCGCGCTGCGCAGCGGCCTGCCCGGCGCGGCGGGCGCGGACTACCCGAGCACGCTCGAGGCCTGCGCCAAGGCCTGGGCTGGTGCAGTGACCGCCTGGGCGGCCGGCGTGGTGCCACCGAGCGCCACGGTCGCGGCGGCCGGCACGGCGCTCGAGGGGGCGCTGGTTGCGGCGTTCAAGGCGCAGAGTCTCACGGCGGTGGATGCGGCGCTGCTCGCGTTCGCGGTGCAGGTCGGCGGCGGGATGGCGCCCGCGTTCGTGGCGGTGCCGCCCGCTGGACCGCCGGGCCTTGCGCAGCTGCTTGCTGGCGCGCGCGCCGAGACGCGCCAGGCGGGCGTGGAGATGGTGGCGGCGGCGCTGGACGCCTGGCTGCGCACGGGCACCGCGACCCTGGCCGCGCCGCCGAACACGCTGGTGCCGGCCTGGTCCTGAGACCTTGCCACGTTGCTCGCGTGGCACGGCGGCGGGGACGATGCCGGCGTGCTTGCGCTCCGATTTGACCCTGTGCAGCTCGAGGGAGACATCATGGATGGGCCTGACCCGTCCGGTGGCGTCGAGACCGAGGCGCTGATCCAGACGGCCACCGACCGGCGCGTGGACCCGCTCGAGCTGCCCGCCGGCAAGGAGAACCGGGGCTGGTGGGCGGATGCGTTCTTTGCGGGCGAGCCGCCGCTTGGCTCGCGCCACTGGCTGCTCGAGGATGCGCTCGGCACGGCCGAGGTGCTGGCGCGCGCCGAGGAGTATCAAGCCGAGGCGCTGTCGCCGCTGATCGCGGACGGCCGGATCACCGAGGCGACGCCGGTCTCGGAGCTCGTGGCGACGCATGTCTCGATCGCCGGGGCGCTGGTGCTGCCGAGCGGCGCGGTGGTGCAGCTTGGTCCCTTGCCCTTGAACTGAGGAGGCGGCACGCATGGTCTCGTTCGCGCGCCCCACGATGCCCGAGCTGCTCACGCGCGTCGCAGGCGACATCGCCAGCCGCACCGAGGGCCATGCGTTCGTGCGCCGCACGGTGGAGGCGGCGCTCGGGTTCGCCTGCGCGGGTCTCGCGTACACGCTGCACGGGCACCTGGACTGGGTCAGGCGCCAGCTGTTCCCGCATACCGCCGACGCCGAGGCGCTGAGCGAGTGGGGAGACTGGCTCGAGGTGCCGCGCAAGGCAGGCGCGCGCGCGAGCGGCTCGGTGCGCATTGCCGGCACCGGCACGCTCCCGGTCGGCACGCTCTACACCGACGCGGCCGGGCTCTTGTACCGCGTGATGAGCGAGAGCGGATACAAGACCTATGGCGTCGAGGCCATCGAGACCGGCGAGGCGCAGAACCTCGGCACGGGCGAGCCGCTGACGCTGGTTTCGCCAGTGCCAGGGGTCGAGCCAGTGGGCCTCGTCGATTACCCGCTGAGCGGCGGCGCGACCGTGGAGGACCTGGAAGCCTGGCGCCCGCGTGTGATCGAGGCGATGCGCACGCCCTTGCCGAGCGGCGCACCAGGAGACTATCGGCGCTGGGCGCTGAGTCGCGAGGGCGTGACCGAGGCGTGGGAGTTTCCGCGCAGGATGGGCGCCGGCACGGTCAGCGTCGGGTTCGTGATGGGCGGGCGCTACGACATCATCCCGACCGTCGATGACGTGGCCGCGATGCAGAGCTACCTCGACAGCGTGCGGCCGGCGGACATGCGCGCGGTCTACGTGGTGGCGCCGATACGAGACGCGCTGCGCCTGTCGGTGACGGCGCGCGGCTCGATGAGCGAGCAGGCGATGACCGACGCGGTGCGCACGCTGCTGACCACCGACGCCGCGCTCGAGCAGCCGCTCAGCGTCTCGCTTTTGGACGAGGCGCTGTCTGCAGTGCCGGGCGAGCTGAGCCACACCATCACGCGCATCGAGGCCGAGGCGCGCGGCACAACGCGCGTCATCCCGCCCGACGCAGGCGAGATTGTGCCGGTGACCTGGGGCCTGCTGACGCTCGACACGCTGACGCTGACGGTGGTGCCATGAGCACGCCCTGGGCGCATTGGGAGGGCACGGTCACGGTCAGCGGCCTCAAGGCTGGGAGCTATCACTTCTGCGCCCGGCTGATGCTCGGGCTAAAGAACAAGTCCACCATGGCCGACTTCCTCCTCCTCGAAGACTTCGAGGACGACGGCAGCGGCGCGGCGCGCACCGTGCGCGTGGTGAGCTACCACGAGCAGCAACGAGGTTGGACGTTCGACGACACGAGCGAGATCGACTTCTACGAGTTCGGGAAGATATGGGCGTACGGCACGCCTGGTCCTCAAGGCGAACCCACCGAGACCAACGGCACGTTCACGCTGGTTTCGGTCTCGCTGACCCTGGTGGATTACGCGGAGGGCGAAGCCCCCTTCGGCGAAACGGGCTTCGCCCGCGCAGTCGCCTATGCGCGCTTCATCGACCAGTGGACGCTGCGCGTCTCGTACGCTTGGCGGGTTCCCCGGCCCGAGCAGTGGACCAGCACGCGACCGACAGCCTGGTCCCCGTCCGAGTACACGTTCGACAACCCGTCGATCACGGTTCTCGATACCTACCCGGCGAGCGACGGCTTCGAGGAGCTGTCCACCGGCCTAAGCCGCTGGCAGTATCCACAAGACTGCGTCGATCTGGTCATCGACGGCGGCACGCCTGGGGCGACCTATCTCCTAACGGGTCCGGCCTACAACCTCACGATGAACGGCTACTGGCGAAAGCCGGCCGCGTCCATCTGGGTCCACATCCCGGCCGAGCCGCTGCAGGCGATGGTGCGCGAGGTCGCGCCGAACGTGCTGCAGCTGTTCTTCGACCGCGCCCTGCACTTCGACCCCGAAGTGAACCTCTCGGTGCCGTTCGACCTGCCAGGCGCGTTCAGCTTCGACCCGCCGGGGCCGGCGTTCGTCTCGTCGGCCTGGATCACGCTGCCGCCAGGGGACCCGTACGCGGTCTATCCGTGCCTTGAAGTGCGGTGCAGCGGCATCGCGCGCGGCATGCAGTATGACCTGTACCTGAACGACCTGCCGCCGCGCGTCTGGCGAGCCGAGGACGGCGGGCTGTTCGATCAGCAGCCTTACCCGCTCTCGTTCGCCGCGCTGCCGGCCCAGCAGGCCGTGGACATCGCCGTGCAGCTAGAGGCCGACTCGTCCGCCGCGCGCGCGCGTGTGCAGAACGACCTGGGGCTCATCTTTGCGCAGCTTGAGGTCGAGCAGCCGGGCTACTCGGACGAGGTGCTCGAGAACTACTTTGCCAATCCTCAGATCGGCATCCCGTGCACGGTGCGGCAAAGCACGACCATCCCTCTGCCTGGCCACCAGCTCGTGCTCGGTCACGTGCTGTTCAGCGAGCGGCCGAGCTTGCTGCCCGCCGCGCTCGCGCTGCTGCCGCCAGGCCGGGCGTTCAGCAAGCGCCTCGAGTCGATGCTTGCGCGCGTGCTCGACGGGCTGGTGCGCGAGCCTGAGCGCGTGCAGGCCGAGGCGCTGGCGCTACGGGCCAGCATCTCACCGCGCCGAGCGAGCCGCGACGACTACGTCGGCGCATGGGAAGAGGCGCTCGGCATCCCCGAGCCGGCCGGCACGCTGGCAGAGCGCGCCGAGCTCGTGGCCGCCAAGCTGCGCGGCCAGGCGCCAGACCGCAGTCTGTCGGCGTACCAGGCCGCCGCCACGGCGCACGGCATGACGCTGACCGAGCTGAGCGAAGGCCCCGCGCCATTTCAGGCAGGCGTGTCTCGGGCGGGAGACCCGGTGCCGGGCGACAGCTGGGCGTTCGTGTTCGTCGCAGAGCTGGCAGGCGGCAGCGCGCTCGAGCGAGCGAGCCTGCGCGCGGACTACGCGCGGCGCGCGCGCGCGCACACGCTGGTGGTGGTCCCAGAAACCGAGGTGCCGTGATGGCTGGCTCAGGCGCGGTCGGGACTCAGCGAGACCTGCAGGTGAGGCTCGGCGCCACGCTCACGCCGTTGGTGGTGACGCTGCAGCTAGGCTCGGGCGAGCCGCTCGATCCGGCGGGCACGCAGCTGGTGGCGCAGCTGCTCGCGCGCGAGGCAGACACGGTGCCGCTCGCCGCGCCCGCGTTCACGGTGACGCCGCTTGAGCCGAGCGCGGAAGGCGCGGTCTACCTGATCGAGCTTGCCAAGGAGCAGGTGGCCGAGCTGGTCGCGTTGCCGGCCGTGGCGGCGGGCGGGCGCGGTGGCTCGCGCGTGTTCTGGTGGGTCTGCATGTTCGAGGACGCGACGGGCGCGCGCGTCCCCGTGTTCTTCGGCAAGCTGACCATCCTGCTCGGGGCAAGCCGTGGCTGACGCGCAGGAGCTGGTGGAGCTGGTGACGGCGACGGTCGCGCTCGAGCGCGACACGCTGCTCGCCACGCTCGGGACCAGGGCGCCGCTGTCGGCCAGTCTGCAGACCGAGACACGGTTCGCGAGCGTTGACCTCGGCCAGGTGCAGGCGATGCGCGGGCCGCCAGGTCCGCCCGGCCCTGACGCCAATGCGCTTCTGCTGCTCAGCAGCGGGCCACTGTCGGCGCTGCGCGTGGTGCGCGCGCTCGATGGCGAGCACGTGGTGGCGGCGAGCGCGCTGGTGCGCGCCGACGCGCACGGCATCATCGGCGTCACGCGCACGAGCGCAGGCGCGGCAGAGGAGCCCGTGTTCGTGGTCGGTCTCGGTGAGCTCGAGGATGCCGCTTGGTCGTTTCTGCCGCTGCGCCCGGTGTTCGTGGGCGCAGCGGGCGAGCTGACGCAGACGCTCGATCCGAGCTGGGCGTTCGTGAGCGCGGTCGGCGTGGCGATGAGTGCCACCAAGGTTTGGGTAAGGGTTCAGGCGCCCGTCTTCGTGGCGCGGGAAGGGGGCTAGATGCCTGGTACATATCTCGATGTGGACG